ACAAGCACTACAACATGAACTTCACCCGCTATTGCCGGAGCGTCGGAATCAAGTATTTCACGGGATTCCGGGTGCTTCTGGATAGCGGCTACTTGGTGAAAAGGAAATAGGGGGGGGCAGCGTAATGTTCGTCACCGAGCGCCGGGTCATACAGTTCTCCAAGACCGCGTCCAGGTCGAGCGCGAAGGTAAGGGCGCGTTGGGCGAGGCGCTCCTGCATGCGCGAGGTTATGAGGATAAGGGACAGGATTCTCCGGGAGACCGGCGAGGACATCTTCCAGGTGCAGATGCACCCCGACGGGTTCGAGTTCGCGCTTTTCGGCGACTTGCACACGATGAGGGTGGAGAAGGAATAGAAAAAGCCCGCCATCGCTGACGGGCCAAACCTTTTTGAGTTATGGGCGCCTTTCGGCATCCGGTGCAAAGATAGGGACTTTTGCGGAATAATCAAATTTCCACGAGCCGAAATTCAATCCTCGGGTTCACTTTGTCTATGAACTTCTCCGCGACGATCTTCACGCAACGGTTGTCGTTCTTGATGGTCTTCGTGTACTGGAGGCAGTCCAGGATGATTTTGAGCGAGTTGTCCAGGTCGTGGGACATCGTGGCGAAGAACACCCTCAAATGCAACTCGAAATAGCCGTCAATCATCAGGTTTCGATACTTACCTACCTGCATATAGAAGGCGTTCTCATAAGCCTTCAACCCGGGCGTCTTCGCAAGGCTACCGTGCCCCGACAAGGTAACAATCTTGTAGGTGTTGGACTTGGATGGTGGCTGTCCCAATATGGTCTGCCAATCGTGTTCTATCATTCCGGCATCGGTTCAAAGTGATATTCGGGAAAACAACAGCACCTGGAGTGCTTGATTTCAAAGGGCACATCAATCGGAATAGGGTGGTTGGCATCGTCCTCGCACTCGTCGCAATCATAATTACTCCCTCTTCTCCTGTAATACCATTCCGCCCCCTTCTCCTTCGCATCCTGCCATTCGGCAAATCTTGTTGCAGAAAGTATGGAGTTCTGGCCGATGACGGCAAGTTGCCCCGCTATGTCCTTCGGATAGCCGCGCCCCCATTTGAGGATGTCCCTCGGAAGGTCTTTCCAATAGCGCGAAAGGAACGGGTTTGCGAGGAACCTGGAAATCTCTATCCGTAGTTCGCTTTGCGAGAGGCCGTAGACGAATGCGAGCGCGACCCAGACTTCAAGCAACTCTTTAAGGAAACTCCCCTGCTGGTCGAAACGGGTCAGGATCGGCGCGAACCAATCCCGCTTGTCCTCGTCCTCCGCATCCCTGTCCCAAGCCTCGTCGAAATCGTAGTGGCCCAACGATTCCCGCACGATGGATAGGGCGGTCTGCTTTGCCTTCTCCGCTAAAGTATCCGAAAGGTTACGGCAGATTTCGTTGGCCTTGTCGTTGAGTTCGGGGTTCTTGTCCCAAAGGAAGTCCGCGCCCATGTCCCGATACTGGAACGCAAGGGCGATGAGCGCGGAGACCGCCTTGTCGAACTCCTTCCGCGAGTCTCTCTTGTAGGCCGCCACCTTCCGGGACAGTTCGTCGTTATTCAGCATTGGCTACGCGGGATTGGGCCACGGGGTTCTGCCTTGCTGTCTGGACCGCCTGTTCCGTCTGCCGGGCCTCTTCTTCGGCGATCAGTTCGTCGTGCTGCTCCTGGAGGATTTCATCATAGTTGCGCGGGGTCCCGTAGCCGAGTTTCGCGGCCTCGTTCGCGGCGGCCTTGACGGGAAGGGCGCCAGCCGCCTTGAGGATGGAAATGTTGTTCACCTCCTCGACCTCGCTCCGCATGATGTACGGGTTGATGGTCCCCTTGATGCGGAGGTTCGTGAACTTGGACGCCTTGCCGAGCTCGACCGAGTAGCCGTACTTGAACAGTTCCACGATGTCGTTCAGGGCGGGCTGGAACTCCTTCGCGTCCAGGAGGGCCTGGTGGTAGGAGTCCTTCGAGAGCATCTGCACGGTGAGTGACGAGATGTCGGCCCCGGACTTGATCTCCGTGGGCTCCGTGCAGTGCGCCGCCTGGTACGCGCTTTTCAGGAGCTGACGCATCTGGAGCTCGAACGACCCGCTGGACTCTGCGGGCTCCAGGAACCCCACCTTGGAATTCACGTCGGTGGACGTGACCGTCATCGGCCTCCCGTCGATGGACGCCTCGATGTCCACGTCGTTTCCGAGGGCGTAGAAGATGCGGAGCGCATACGCCTTGTTGTTCTCGCAAAGCTGAGACATCGCGAGGTCGAAGTTGTCCAGGAGGCCCATAGCGGGTCCCGCGACCGTGTCCTTCGCCCTGTGGTATGCGACCGGGCATCGCGGGAAGTTGTGCGGGACCGGCGGCTGGTCGACCGCCCACCCCGGGGTCTTTCCGTCCTCCCCTCCGTCCGGGGACACCTTGTACCTGATGTAGTCCTTGTCGTCCCAGACCTCGAGATACTCCACGTTCATTCCATCCTCGACAACATTGTATCTGCGACCGAAAAGGCATAGCCGACCGAACGAGTTGTAATGCGGATAGAGCACATCGCCCTTCGGGTAGGACAGGCTCTTCCATCCGAGCCGACCGCCGTCGAGGAAGAACACCACGGCGCAGTCTACGACGGTGTTGCAATACCAGATGAGGTCGTACACGGCCTTTTCGACGTCCTTGTACTCCCACCCCTCCACGTATTCGGTGAGCAGTTCCTGGTTCTCCCTGCTGTCGCCGCCGCTGACGAGTTTGAGGTCCACGCGGTCGCCGGTCAGCATGGATGTTCTTTGTGAGGCGAACACTTCCGGGAGGTTGGTCGTCACGCGGGCGACCTTGCGGGTGAAGTAGCCCTTCTTGTCCTCGTCGTACCTCACGATGTCCGGGTACCATTCATTGGACATGATCCGGTGCCCGTTTACGTCCTGCTCGCGCATGAAGTCCGCGTATGTGGGATAATAGTATTGCACGACGCCCTCTATCGGCGGCGGGGTGAGCGAAAACCCGCACCCAAGGGCTTCGAGCCTCGCTGACGGGCGCATGCGGCGGAACGGCTCCTTCCGCATCACCTTGTCCGGCGTCATGTTTTCAATGGTCGGTGTAAACATATTGATTTCTGATTAGAACATGTAACATAGTCCGCGCTTCCGCATCTTCCCGTGGCGCTTCGCGTTGTCCATCCGGTCGAGCGCGTACAGGAGCGCCTCTATCCAGTCCGGGGAGTGTCCTATCAGGGCCTTCATATCCGACTTCTTGATGAGCGCCTTCGGGTTCTCGTCGTCCTTCCATTTAAGGGCGATCCTTTCCTCCACGAGCTTGTCCCGCACCGTGAACGGAATCCTTTTCTCCGTGTAGGTCCGCCGGAGGATGTTCTCGTCGATGGACAACTGCCCGTTCTGGAGCGCGTCCACAAGCATTCCCGCGCACTCGGATTTCCGTGTGTTGTAGGATGCCTTGTCCTTCGCCGGGGCCTTGTTGTCGAACCCGAAGCACCCGCGCATATCCTCGGACTGCTTGAGCCAGTTGCCGATTCCGTTCACGTCGAACGCGAAGTTCTCCTTCGGGATTTCGTTCTTGTTGAGGAATTCCAGGATGATCGGGACAACATCCTCGCTGGTGACGTACCGCTTGGCGAAAAGGTCTATTATGTGCATCCCGTCCATCGCCCAGAGGACGAGCCAGTCGTCGCGGAGCGCGATGTCCCCGCCGCCGACCCTCGTCCCGTTCACCTGCGGGACGTTCTCGAAAAAGCGGTTCATGTCGTTCATCGTAACGAGCGCACCCGTGTCGTCAACGTCCTTCCAGATGCCACGGATGTCGTTCACGGTGGACTTCGAGCCGCCGGAGGAAATCCGGTTCATGTACTTCGGGTCCGAGACGTGCAGTATCTTGTTGTCTCCGTAGTAGCCGTCGATGAACGTGACGGATGTGATGAATTGGGCGTATTCTTCGTCCGGGCGGTCGGAGATCTGCTGTATCTTCCGCTTGGCATTGGGGTTCTCGTAGACCTCCTCGGGCGTGCTTCCCCAGGCGATCTCCATCACGTCCTCCCCGTATCGGCAGAAGTAGCGTATCTTCCCGGACCTGGACGGTATCGCCTCGTCCGTTTCCGGGTCTATCCACCATTCCAGGAACCAACGGAGTTTGTTGCTCCGCCCGACCGGGTTGCAGGTGCAGATGAATCTCGGTCGCACCCCCGCCGTCGAACGGTTCGAGCCCATGAGGTCGAAGATGACGCTCATGGACTCCTTCGTGAACTCGGCCAGTTCCTCGATGACGATGTACGGCATCTCGGCGCCACGGAATCGGTCTTTGATTTTCGACAGGTCGGCGAGGTGCTCCATCTTCATCGTCGCCCCCGTCCCGTTGAAGAACTTGGCCTCAAAGGTCGTGTCGGCAAAATTGGAGAACCCGCGAAAAAGCGGCTTACAAGACTTCCAGATGCCGCGCTTGACGTCGTTTTCGTACCGCCTGAACCCATACATGTTGACGTCCGGGTTCTCGGCGTAGTAGAAGGCCCCGATAAGGCTGATGGCCGTCTTTCCGCTTCCCCTCGCGCCCCCGCATATCACTATGTCGGCAAGGCTCGTCAACACCTTCTCCTGGAACCCGGCCTGCGGCACGATGTTCCATAGACGCGCCACGTCCCCCTTTTTCTTGATTTCGAGGTTCTCCATCCGGAGGATGTCCATATACTCGGACGAATACACCTCCATCCCGTACTCAAGGAACACGGGGTCGAGATACTTGCGTTCGTCTATGGTCGCAGATGCTCTCATTTTTTGCAAAGGTGCGCCTAAAAATCAATAAATTTCAATTTATGTTGGCAATTATTGATTTTATTGAAATATATTTGTCCGTGTATGGAGCAGAAGGCCGAAGACAGGGGCGTACAGGTGCGTTGCCCGTTCTGCGGGAAGCAGATACCCGTCCGGGTGAAGGAACTCACCGGGAGGCTCACGATTTCGGTGCGATGCCCCGGCTGCAAGCGGGTCGGAGAGATCACCTTGCAGGACATACGGTAGCGCCATTCGAGCGCATATAGAGGCCGCAAGAGTTGCTTGACAACCATCCAGGCCCGGAGTAGAAGCGATCAAGTTCGTTTCCGCTTCGGGCCATTTCATAACCTAACACGTTCATTGAAAAGATGAAAACAAAAATCATGAATGCGCTCAAAACCGAGTACGCGAAGATGGGGTTGGGCGACAAGGCTTTCGATGGGGTTGCCTCATTCCTCGCAAAAACCATCACCAAGGAGGAGGAAATCGACGGTGTAATCAAGTCCGAGGACACCAAGAATCTTCTCAAGGCTTTCCAGGGCGAATCCGACTCGCTCCGCAACCGAGCGGCGCAGTTGCAGAAGGACCTGGACGCCTACAAGCAGTCCCACCCGGACAAGGACCCGAACGAAGGAAAGAAGGACCCGCCGACGGGCGAAGGAAATGGGAACAAGGAGCTTCTCGACAAGCTCGACGCCCTCACCCGACGCCTGGACGAACGGGACGCGAAGGACCGCGCTGCGGCGACCATCGCTTCCGTGAAGGCTTCCGTAAGGGACTCCTGCCCCGACGAAAGGGCGCTCAAACTCACCGAGAAACTGTTTTCCGTCAAGGATGGCGAGTCCGACGAGGACGCCGCGAAGCGTTTCAAGGACGAGTACGACGCCAACGTCAAGGAGTATTTCGGGGGCGGGGTTGCACCGTATCGCGGAGAGCGCATCACCAAGCCCGTCGAGGTAAGCACGGCTGACAAGGCCGAGCAGGCCAGACAGGATGCGAGGCGCGTCCGTGAAGGCTGAAACCAATCTTAACCAACACCATTTATGCTCGAACATTTCAACAACGCCTATTCGCGCCGCAGTGAATCCTTCGGCGGTGCGAATCCGTTCCTCTGCCATCCGGACGAGGTGAAGTACCGCCAGTACGGCGCTCTCGTCAAGGACTCCCTGGCGGACAAGGAGCTCGTGCATGCCGGTACTCCCTACGAGGTGGATCTCGTCAAGCACGAAGCCCACTTCATGAAGCTCTGGGAGGTCGTGAAGGTCGAGGCCGGGACCGTGGACGACACCACGGACATCACCCTCGCCGCCCACTGGCTCGCTCCGAAGCTCGTTTCCACCGATGTCGTGATGGTCGTCCCCTCGTCCATCAACGGCACGGGAAAGGCCGTCGCCGCCGGGACCGTCACCGACAACGAGGACGGCACCGTCACCATCACCGTCGCCGATGCCAACTTCGACACCGTGGCCGCCGGTGACTTCCTCTCCATCGCCGTCGAGGCTGGCAGCTCCAAGGCCCTCAAGGTGAAGGCCAACGGCGTCCTCACCCGCGACCTCCGCGCCGGGAACGGCCAGAACTTCGTGGACGTCGCCCGTGGCGAGGTCTACTGCTACGTGAACACCTGCAACGGCATCCCCGCCGCAGTCATCGCCGCCGCCCGCGAGATCGGCCAGTTCATCGAACCCGAGTACTTCGCCGAAGTGCCCGCCAACGACTAACAAAGGAGGACTGAATCATGGCAAAATCTCTCATTTCCGGTCTCTATTCGACCGAATTCTACCAGCTTCTCGAAGGAAGCCTTCTCGCTCGCGGCTACGCCTCCCTGGAGGAGTGGATCGCCGAGCAGCCGAACTACTGGTTCGACGAGGAGGCGTGGAAGTCCATCTACACGCTCGCCCCGTTCGAGAACCCCGCCCGCACCTTTGAGCAGAGGATCGGCGAGCGCTCCGTCCCCATCATGGCGACCTACCTCTCCGACGAGGCCGAGGGGCCGCTGCTCCCGACCGCCGGTGTCTCCAAGAAGACTGGGGAAATCCCCCGCATGGGTCGCGGCGTCGCGTTCGACATCGACGCCTACGAGAAGATGCAGATGCTCGCCCGCCAGGGCGTCGACGTCCAGGACGCCTACTACGCCCAGTTCGTGAAGGACACCATGAACCTCATCCAGAGCATCCACAGCCAGCGCTCATTCACCGGCTTCCAGGTGGAGTCCAAGGGCTCCTACGTGACCACCCTCGCCACCTCCAACGGCGGCATCGTCGGCTACGAGATCAACCTGAACCCCATCGCGGAGAACCGCAAGAAGTGCGGCGGCTTCTGGCTCGGCGACTTCCAGCACGGAACGAAGAACGCCTGGTCGAGCGCCAGCGCGAAGCCCCTCGGCGACCTGGAGGACATGTTCAACTACGGATGGCGCATGCGCATCATCCCCCGCGACCCGAAGGCTTCCGTGTTCCGCATGAGCGCCTCCGAGTGGGAGGTGCTGAAGGCCCACGCCGACACCAAGGCCCGCGTGGCCATGTGGAAGTACGGCCCGACCTCCGGCTCCCTGGCCGCCTACGTCGTGACCGACACCGACCTCAAGCAGTACATCGCCGACACGGGCCTCCCCGTCGTCGAGGTGGTGTCCTACTACGGCTTCGGCACCCTGCTCGACCCCAAGAGCAAGAAGTTCGAGACTGTGGAGACCGAGGCTTTCGACGCGAACACCGTCGTTCTCCGTCCCGCCGGCAAGTTCGGCGAGATTCAGTGGAAGCGGGCGAACAACATCCTCGCGACCGCCGACTCCCCGATCATGTACACCGAGGGCGGTTCGATGGCCATCTGCGAGGACCGTGGCAAGAAGGGCCTGGCCTTCCAGATCGAGTCCATCTGCCTCCCGGTCCCGAAGGCCATCCAGACCGTCCTGTACCTGTCCACGAACCAGGCGGCATCCTAACAGCTCTTTGACAACGTGAAAATCCGACGGAAGAAATGGCAAGCATCGCAGACAATATGACGCTGGACAGATGGTTCCGGGCAAAGACCGAACTCATCCTCGACTTCTCGGACGACTTCATCTGGGCCACGTTCCTGCACAGGGGCGTGGAGGACGATGAGACCCTCGTCTCGGACGTGGACGAAAGGACCCGCGACCTCATCCTTGCCGATGCCTACTACGGTGCCGCCGTTTCTTCCGTGAAATCGGGAACCCAGGGCGAGGCCGACGGCGGCTGGACCCACTATGTCGCCATCAAGAACGTCGTCTCCCGCGACGCCTTGATGAAGATGGCGAAGGACCTCTACGACAAGTGGGGCGAGCCGTTCGCCGACCCGAACCCGAAAATCCGCATGAAGGACCTCTACTGATGTACAACCCCCGCTGGCCCCATACCTTCACCGTGATGGCCGAGTCTCTCGACGAGAACGGCCTCCCGGTCACGGACGCCTCCGGCAAGCCCGAGGTTGGTTGCATGTCCGTCCGCAGGATAGTGTACGACCCACAATGGAACCCGCGCCGACGCCCCGACGGCTCTTTCCAGACCGAGAGCGTGGTGGAGGTCCCCTGGGGCTACCGCACGTCCACGGGCGGCATGAAGACATCGGGCGAGGTCTGGGTGGCGGACTACAAGATTTCCACCCCGATGCTCCTCGACGAACTTCCTTCCGGGACCGTCCTCCGCATGACCGACTACGCGCACACATTCCGCGTGAAGGTGGTGAAGTCGACCACGTACAACTGGGGGACGGACCTCTGGGTGGACAACATCAAGAACTGATGGACTACGCGCAGAGGAACGAAAGGACCATCCGCAGGGCCTTCAACCGGCTCAAGAAGCGGTCCGACCCGGTCATCGAGAACGGTATGCGGCGGTTGCTCCGCGAGGCGATGACGCTTGCCGTCACCAGCCACGACCACAACCATTTCGCGCACCGCATCCACGACAACTCCTACGGTTGGGCGATTGTCAAGGACGGGGCTATCGTCGACATCCAAGTCAACGGGGGCCGCCACGGACATGCCGACGCGGAGGACCAGTTGCGAAAGGTCGCCGGAAGCGTGTCGCAGGTCGGATGGGTCGGAATCCTTCTCGCCTCGATGGTGCTCCAGTTCAGCGGTCGCAAGCCGGTGTACTTCGAGGTGGACTACGAAATGGGAATTCTCGAACTCACGAAGGACGAGATACGGAGCAACTTCACAAAGTATTTCAAGGCAATCGCATGACGAACGACTTCGACATAACCGACGTCGAGAAACTCGTCTCGGACGCCGTCAGGAACCTGGGCGTTTCGGCCCATGTCTGGAACAACCGCCCGAAGGCCACGGACGACTCCATCGACGATTTCGTGGTCGTGAAGGTCACGGGGGGCGTCTCCGACAAGGCCGCTTTCGGCCAGACGAGGATCGCCGTCCACCTTTTCGCCCGCGACGTGAGCGAGATGAAGAACGCCAAGCGGCTCTCGGTCATGCAGAAGGCCCTCGAATCGCTTCCGCTCTGGATAAAGCCCGCCGAGGGTTCCACGGTTCACGAAGTCCTCATGGACGGGCACCCGCGCATCGTGGGCGACACTCCCGACGACTTCGGATTTCACGCTCGCATCATCACTTTCCGTTTATACATAAAAGCAGTATAACCTATGGCACTCTCTTCCCTCACTCACGCGATGCTTGACGACCTCCACATCGGCAACGCATCCCTCTCGCTCCTCGCCTATCCGAGCACGGGCTTCGACCCCACGGGTGCGGACTTCTCCACGGGCGGCCAGATCTTCACCCTGGAGGACACCTTCAACCTGTCCTGCGACGACCCGTCCCAGAGCGACATCAAGATCGACCAGCACAAGGAAATCATCGACGTCTCCATCGACAAGGGTGGAAACTGGGTGATGACGGGCAACATCCCGACCCAGGCCGCCGCCGTCTTCGACGAGTTCTTCGATGCCGGTGCGACCATCGCCGCCGGGACCGCCTCCAACAAGACGGGCGTCACGGGCGCCGATGGAGCCGCCTACTACACGGGCAAGGGCTACCTCGCCACTCCGCTCGTGGTGGAGGTCGCGGTCCTCGCCGAGTCCGAGACCAAGAACACGGCCATCCTCTTCCCTCACGTGAAGATGGTCCTGTCCCGCCCGAAGAAGGACGACAACTCCAACCCGCTCTACCTCACGATGACGGGATTCATCCTCCCGAACGCCAAGAAGCAGGGCGACAACC